GCATCGCCAGTCATTGAGATGCCACCTGCCCCACTCGTCAGCGCTGAAATTATTGATGCCATTTATATATCTCCTAGAGAATTGCCCAGCGAGAGCCGCTAGGAATAGTGACCACCACGGATGCTCCGATCGTGATAGGCCCGACAGAGAATCCATTTTTAGATGTGGTCAAGGTATACGATGTCGTTACCGACTGAGCATTCTCATATATTGCTCCGTTGGCCTGAGCGCCACCTACCCCACCCCAGGCACCGGCAACGTATCCCTCAAATCCAGCAATGGTCGTGTTGTATCTCAGCATCCCGTTGGTTACACCAGTGACAGTACGCTCACCAGTAGTTCCGGCCGGTAATATTGCAGAGCCGGTAGCTGAATCCTTTGAGACTACAACTGTAGCATCCAGTGCTACATATCCCCAGGTCGCTCCTGAGTACACAAGGACTCTGTTGGCCACTGTATTGAAGTACAGATCACCGGCAGTTAATGGTCCACCACTTGGGTCCAGAGTAGGATCGGATGCGAAAGCGCCAAGGTATGTATTTGTGAACGATGCAAGACTCGCCGCTGCTGATGCTGCTGATGCCGATGCGTTGCTTGCTTGTGTCGTTGCTATCCCAGCCTGGGTGGTAGCAGTGGATGCTGACGTTCCGGCATTAGTAGCCGATGTTGCTGCATTACTCGCTTGCGTGGTTGCTAGACCAGCTTGAGTAGTTGCGGTGGATGCAGAAGACGTTGCTGACGATGCCTGGGCGGTTGCTGTTGATGCGCTTGAAGTCGCGCTAGATGCCGATGCTGTGGCACTTGTTGCTGAATTTGTTGCGCTCGTTGCTTGAGTTGTAGCGGTCGTTGCTGAGTTACTTGCACTGGTTGCGCTAGTTGCGGCGGCTCCGGCAGATACAGCGGCAGCAGCGGCATTGGCTGCGGCATTTTGAATGTCCACTATGTTAGCAGCATTCGTATTAATACTAGCTATATTCGTAGCGTTTGTATTCACGTTGGCGATGTTAGTACCAACGGAATTTACATTGGCAATGGCACCGGCAACCGTATTAATATTGGCGATGTAAGTTGCATCTGTATTAACTGAAGTGATGTTATTGGCAACAATGTCAATATTCGCAGCACTATCAGCCAATCTAACAATATCAGCCACCAGGGCATCAGCATCTTCAGCAGAAGTAATTGGAAGCTTTGCAGAGCGGTCAACCTCTTCCTTTAACTGCTGGGTTTGTATGGTTAAATTGTCTAGAGAATTAGTAATAACCTCTGGATAAAATCCACCCTGGTTGGTCAGATCTGTTTCTTGCAGGTAAGGGATCTGGGAAGACATGACCATGTTGTATCCAGATGCCAATGGAGCAACAAGAGTTACATTCCCACCAGGATTTGAGTTCTGGTCGAAATTCAAAGATACGGTGAAATCGGTTGTTAATACTAAGGTTGTTTCAACTGACGTAGTATTGTTTACTTTTACAACCAACATATCTGATGGTTGGAATATTTTAAATGCGAATGCAAATGGACCAGTCGATCCACTTCCTACGAATGGCCCTGCTTTTCTGGTCTGGCTGGAGATGGTCATCGGGTACTCCTATGGGATACTCTAATAGTAAGTTAAATAAATTAGTTACGGATAATTATTGATTCGGTCTATTTACGTCCTTTCCAGAGATGATCCCCCTGACAACATCAGATGCGTTTTCTGACTCCGTTCTACCTTGTGCTATGTCAGCAAGGTGACCAAGAGGTTTGCCCATCTGCCCAAGAGGAAGGCCCGTGATCATTCCAAGTGCGGTCAATAAGTCTCGTACGCCCTTCTTCCAGGAACCGTCTTCAGCAATTGCTCTATAAACAGATCCGGGGGCGCGAGCAACCGCCTCAAGAGCGGCTATTGCTGGGCTTGTGCTTATACGGTCATCATACGGCTTAGAGTTCAACATATTGACCGATGCGGTTACCGTTGGACCAACCAGAGGAACCATTGCTAAGGCGGTTCTGAATTGCGATCCAAAGAATAAAGCCATGGCATCGTTCTGATCCCACTCGTCATCATCACCATCCGCGAACCCACCGGCTGCCTGGATTATCACTTCTGACAGAACCGCTTGGATCATAAACCCGAATACATAAATATAAAGCAATTGCCCCATTCCTTTTCTAACTCCAAATTCTCTGACTGTTTTGACAGATTCCGTTCCTAATAAGTTAGTCAGCATATTGAAGTATGAGTAGAACATGGTGAATGCTCGAATGAATGCGTTCCCAGTCTCGAATCTAGATACATCTTCCGGGGAGAAGCTGCCCTGCGTGAGCCGAACTGCTGAATCAGCCGCCCTAACAGCATCTCTCTCATTGCCGGTTTCTATCATGGATTGGTTATATGAGCCAATCCATGTAATAGTATCAACAACATTCTGAAGACCTTGCTGCATAAAGTATCCGTGCTTATCTGTAAAGCTTCTTAATTTGTCATACTTGCTCGGATTCAGCAGCAGTTCCTCAATAGTCTTTGAGATTTCAAATTGCTGACTGTTCATCCTGGTATTCATGTACTTGGATTTTTCTGCAACCATTGCTGACGTATCTGCTGGCTGGCGGGTGTACAGCCACAGAGCATTTCTTAAATGGACTTGATTTACCTTCAGCAATGCGATGGACAGGCCGCCCACCTGTTGCAGCGCGTTGACTGCATTCCCGACCATCATCTGCATCCCGGTCCTGGTTCTAACCTCAGAGCAAACTTTATCTATCCATTTTCCGCCAAAGCCCTTCATTGGTGTCTTGATCATCTGCATCGCAGTTCTTTGCAGCCAAGGAACAAGCATATCGCCACGGATGGTCGGATCTAGTTGATCCATAGCGGCAGAGAATGTCTTGCTCGTCTTTACAATCTTTGCGACATCCTTAATCTTTGGCTCGATGTAAGTGAACCTTAGAACCTTATCAAGGTGGGATGGGAAGTAGCCAATATCAAGCATTAACGGCTTGTTGTATTCAACGCGACCCTTGGTGAAGCCCCGGCCGGTGGTCGGGAACATATAGGAGTTATCGGTCTGTCCGGTCTCTTGCTCGTTCCGCATGGCAGCATCGGTGTTAATCCATGGGTCGGTCACCGCAGGTACATATCCACCCCTGTATATACCGAATGGAGTTATAACTGGGTTAGCGGAGATCTCATTGAAGTAGAATCCGTACATATCTTTATGTACCTTTTGGGCCGCTGGCTTCATCTCTTCCAGCAGATCCCAGACAGATTGAGCGAAATCAAAGTCAACCTTGGAAAGCTTGTTCTCTGCGTACATACGAGACATGAAGTTATCCCATCGAGCGGTATTTAACGACCCGTCCTGGTTCTCTTCGGCCCATCCCCGGCCAAGAAGAAGCTTCCTCTTGTTAGACTCGTTACCCGTATGGAGAATGGCGTGAAGTAGTTCTGCCTTATTCTTGAATGTGTATCCAATTTCACCGGCGGCTATAGACCCAGCAGCTAGGCCATTCTGGACAGACTTAACTATATCAAGATACTTTTGGAGGTACTCATTCTTGGCGATTCTATATTCAGCAACAGCCTCAGAGATCGGATTCCAGATGTACTTTCTGAACGGACCATCTAACTTACCGCCATCCATTGCATCAACCCAGGACTCGACTCTACGCATTGCGGCCCTGACACCCATCAACATGATCTTGCGCTTATCCCAATCGGACATAGCCTTGTCATATCCACGGCGTTCTTTCTTTGTATCGAGAACTCCAACCCTATCAACCAATTCAGCCACGATAAGGTTCCTATCGACCATCTTACCGTCAATCTCCATCTGTTTATTTCTACGCGATAGATGCCATAAAGCCTGGATCTGCTCAGATAAGTCGGTGAATTGATCCGTTGTCAGTTCGGTAATAGGCTTGGCCTGTTGTAGATGGGCGGTGATCATTGGCTCTATTTCTGCATAGAACTCTGGATCGTACTCTTGCACCTTTGCTAGGTATGCCCCAGCCGGTAACTCAGTCTTGCCCATCCCATAGTTGGCAAGGATAGCCCTGGCTGCACTAACAAGATTCATATCGCGCTTATCTGCAATTCTAGAATCAGCGGTGAATACTTTCTTGAATAGATCAAGAGACTTGGCCACGGTCCGATTAGCCTTGATAGCTTCTGCTGCCAATTGGTTATTCAGCAACTGATTGCGTTTGGCTTCTAATGCTTTGGCTGTGTCACCCTTCTTAATTGCATCAATAGCCTCTTGTGCTGCACGAGCCTCTGCAATCGCATAATTCTTTGGTTTGATAGTACCTATAGGCTTCGATGCTAATATCGCAACAGCGGCTTGCCTAGCAGCTTCTAGCATTACTCTGACAGGTGCAGTTGCCTTGGCAAGGTGCCTTAACTCAACAGACACGAATCTGGCACGAGCCTCGTTGTGTATTGCTGATTCGACCGCGACTTCAATAGACTTTGGATCTTGCAGTTCTGCGTGTTCGGCCAGCATTCTCTCGTCTGTTCTTACATTGACCTCATCGTTAAACTTGCGAGCGGAGACCAATTCCCTAACAAGATCATCGCCAGACTTGAATCCGAACATCTCAGCAACTAGATCCGGATGTATTCCGTCATGCAGAGTCCCTTTCCCGGTAACAAGCTTTTTACTTTTTAAGATGCTCCAATCGAACATCCCAGAAACTGGAGCGAAACCAGGAACGGCAAACTCTGCCGCATCCCCGTACATATCGGTTAATGCGTTGAACGATAGAAGGTGTCCTCCATCAACTCTGAATATGCTTCCGTCAGCACCAACAGTTTCTCCGCTTCTTATCCAAGTAATAGCCCGGTATACCGGATCTGCCATTACTTCATTAACAATCTTATCCCTGAGAGACTTGCGGATCTCAGCGGTCTCCTTCTGCATCTCCTTGAGAACCCTGCTTCTAGCACCAGATAACCACTTCATCTGACGTAGGCTCGCAGTCTGCATCTCTCCAATGGCTGCATTGGTGGCTTCCTGACTCATCTCTTGATAAGCGGCCCACTCGCTATCATCCATCCCAGACTGTTCCTGGGTTTGGAATATAGGCACCATGTTACGGACGGTCTCTGTCTGCTTAATCTGTTCTGAGGTGGCAAGCATTCTATCCATAACCTGTCTAACCTCGCCGGTCAGGATAGGTAGATCAGTGCCATGCTCTTGCCGGTAGATTGCGTTGAGATCATCACGGATTGATTTGTATACCCTGGCCAACCATGCTGAGAACCGATCAAAGATAGTCTGCAACTTGATGTTGGGTGCCTTACCCTCGAACAGGTAGATCTCGTAGTTGTAAGCGAACTGCTCGTGGTATTTTCTCTGCTCGTCCAGAGACATTTGGTTCCAGGTAGCAAGATCTTTTACTCCAAACCAATCGAGGACGGTCTGCATATCTTGCTTGGACTGCTCTGTTGCGTTGGGATTCGCTGCCATATCCGCATAGACTGACAGGAAAAAGTGAGCGGTCTCGTGGAGGAAGGTGGAGTTATCTGCTTCCGTCCCAAGAATGGTAGTTAAAGTGGTTGGGTCGAATCCACCACGGGCATCTTCCTGGCCCTGTACCGGCTGCCGTAATAGGTTAGTTGGGCGAACTTCTGGAGCGATCTGCTGATCTCCAACGACACCTTCTGTCCATGCGAACTCAGGCAATAGACCGGTTTTTTGATCAGCAAATATTGTATCTTCTACTTTAGCAGTTCTATTATGCTCTCCATGAGGACCAAAATTAGTCCAACTATTCTGGCCGCGAGTTTCGCTAGTAAGTGCAGCGACTGCTGATCCAGTAAACAATCTAACGTGGGCTTGCCATGCGTTCTCTTCTCCGGCCGCTCTGAACCCAGCCCCTTCCAGGCCATGTCCGAATGCATCGTGGACAGCACGGAAAAGATCGTTTGCCAGGACTTTCCTTGGCTTGCCGTTGAACATCCAGACTAGTCCGGTGTCTTCTAGTAGGGGATTGTTTGATACGTTTTGATCTACAGTACCGGCAGTATCCCCAGATCCAAAGCCAGCTTCTGTTGAGTACACCCCCATACGTTGGTTGGCCCTAAGATCGCGCATCGCGTTCCATGGGTTACCATCATAAGGATCGTTGGTATTGTCGTAGAAATAGAATTCATAACCAGAATCGACAAGGGCTTGATATTGCGCCCTCGTCTGCTTGATCATATTTTGATACGCCTCTGCAACCACAGGGTTTTGAGGGTCATGCTTCATTTCGGCGTAGGCATCGGCAATTCTAGTTGCCCTGGCCGGATCTACTTGGGCGTATTCTGCTTGTCGCTTGAGGTCGATTCCATTGTCTGCTGCGTATTGCTCTGCGATTCTGACAAGTTTGATGTCGGGGCTGGTGTCCTCGCCACGAACCGGTCCACCTTCAAGCGGCGCAAGGCCTCCGCTCGAATACTTTCCGACTCCGTTTCCGGTCCCTCTGGCGCCAATTTCGGAGACTGACTCTCTGAGGAGGCTGTTCGCTTCTGCACGAAACCTATCATCACGCCTCCGTTTTTCAATGGATGCCCGTCCGGCCACCCCTGGTTCCTTATTATTGTCATAACCGTAATCCTTCTTATCAATTAAAGCAGAAAAAACATTTTCCTCACGAATCACAAACTCTGATCCTAATCGGGACTCTATTGTACGCGCAAATTCTTCATTGCTGAGTCCTGATTGATTCAAAATAACCATGTGGCCATCTTGGGCGGTATATCCGTTAACAAGCTTTTTACCGTCCTTCTCAAGTTCCCACAGCTTGTCATATAGAGCGGAGATCTCCTTCTCTCCATAGCCCTCTGGGAGGTCAATAGAAACCGCTCCAACAGCAGAAGTGCCTGTTATTTGCCGCTCACTTGTAACCACCATCGCATCTTGAGACAGGGCGTGGCCGATAAGTTTTGCTGCTGTTACAGCCAGTTCTTTTCTGTCAATAGATAAAGACAGGGATGGATTTGTCGCTCCCAGGTACCCGCCAATCGTTGCCGAAACCTTTCCAGAACTACCGATCTCTTCAAGTATTTTAGGGATAATCGCCGCTGTAATATCTTGAGAAATTCTAAACTTATCAGCAGGTGACAGAGCATTCCATGCGGCAGTTAGTTCTACATCATTGGGATCTGGAGCAACTTCAAATAAAACATTTACAGGGTTTGGCTTGGCACCAACATTACCAATGGCATCGATTGCTTTTTGTGATGCGCCCTCATAGGTACGCCCTACCGTGTCATTGAATGGAACCTTGGACCAACTTGGAGGAGTAATCCCACCGGCCAAGGTAAATATTTCTTTCTGCGCCTGTTCTTGATCTATCTCTCCAGACTTATACCGTGACCATATCGCATTTGCTTCAGCCTTCATCCCACTCTTTTTAGATGCCTCAAAAAGCCCTCTGGCAGCTTCCCATGTTACTGATTGCATCTGCCTTGGAAGTATTCCTCTGGCTTCAGCGGCCCTTCTATAAGCCTCGTGAATAATCGGATAAGTGCCATTTAATCCAGTATTGCTAGATGAGGACGATCCGGCGCCGCCAAAGGCCTGAGTAACTTCATCATCCTGGGCCGCTAATGGGCGCAAGTTCGCAGCGGCCACCGCATGGGTATCTATAGTCGCAAACCCAAGAGGGCTGTTCGGATCGAACAAGTTATTGTAGAAGTTCCGTACCTTGTGTTCTTTTCCAATCTGGTAATAAGTATTACTAGCGGTTCCATCTGTCAGAATAGATACTGCTTTAGCAATGGCTCCAAATGATTTCCACGCCATGGTTGCATCGCTTCCGTCCTTTATCGTAACGTAGTCAGATACACCGCCCTCTGGGGTTAGTATTCTGTACGAACGATTATTGTATGTCTGGTCGAAAACACGAATCCATCTTGCGGCTATCTCTGGGTCATTAAGCAACTCACCCAAAGACTTTCCTTCAGCCATTTTCATCCTTGCTTTATCTTCTGGCTTTTCCTGTGGGATTTTATTTGCTTCTTCTGTCATGGCACTATCCCAGACAAAAGATTGCATTCCAAAGATAATGTCAGCAACTCGTTCTGCTGAACTTACATTTGCAAACCATCCATTTTGTGGGGAAAGGACAGCAATTGCCGATGCCGCTTGCATCTCGCTAATGCCATATCTATTCGCCCATTCCTCTGCCGTTTTTCTTCCACCGTCATACCAAAGTTCTGCTCTCTCACGCATCTCAGCCGGGAAAGAGTCGTGTAGGAAGAGAAGATTGCTGACCATGTGGTCAATAATTGATTCAACATTCTTCTTTATATCCTTCGCTCCAGCACCCTTCAGCTTTCTAAAGTTTACTGTGCTTTGCAATACTTTGACATTCTTGGCGAGGGTCTTCTCATCAGACATTGTTACATCAAAATTAATGTTCAATACCGAACTCATGGGATCTTCGGTAGCTTTAACAGAAGACGGGAGGCGAGTTGACAATGGTTGATATAAGAACCCTGATTTGGGCGCGTACACTGGACTCCTTGCCATAACCAATGGGCCTATTTGTATTACCTCATCAGCACTAACAACCGGTTCCATTGTTTTACGGTCATAGAAATATGAATGCCTCTCTGGGTCCATGCCAACTTGAATCCATTGCGGGTCATTTAACACCTCAGTGACTTTTGCGTGGGCCTGTTCTTGAGTAATGGGATTCCATTTTCCTTCGATAGTGGCTATCGTTGCCTTCCCTTTACCGGCGGCGATATTCAAACTGGCCTTCTCTTCATTACCAAATACAGCATCAGTAATAGAGGCAACATTATCGTAACCGATAGCCTTCCCAGCCGTTCCTTTTCCTACATTTGATCTCTTGTTATGTATAGCAACAATCCATGCCCCATGGTCTCTATATGAAGGTATGTCTAGCCTTATTCCAACCTCATCACCTTTGCTTAATGTTTTGTATGCCGCCCCTATTTTGTCAACTTTGTCTGAAGTTATCGCTGACTTCATGTCATTTAAAGAGGTTGGCGTAGGTGCGCTTTCATATGGAGTTACTGGCTTTAATTCATTTACAAGCTTGTCATAATCCGCTGCTGTTATCTCTCCATTCTTGAGTTGGTTCGCGGCGGTGGTGAGTCCCTCTATGCGCTTCGTTACATCTTTGTAATGCATATTAATTCTATCTTGGCTGAACATAGACTCGCCTTCAGCAGTCACCTTGTATACATACTTATTGTAGAAATCCATAGGCATCATGTTCTGATTTGCAGCCTGGGTGACTACAAAGTCACGAACGAACTGAGCATTAATCCTTGATACTGGGTCAGCATATCTTCCAGTCTGCTTGAGTTGCTGGAACATGATGTCTTGAACTTCATGCGATGACTTTACGAAAGCATCGTTTGTTTGTTTCTTGGCTATAGCAGCTAGGATCTGCTCTGACATCTCTGGCTGCATTGCAGTGGCTTGCTGGACCTCGCTAAGAGATGGGGCATCTACAGATCCCCTGGCATGAGGAGATAGCATTGCACCAATATCTGTTCCAACTACCTTCCCGATCCAATCATTCATTGGAATTACAATGTCTCCACCTACGTCAACGGAGTCAACTTGTGCGCCAATAGATGGGATCGCTTTACCAACCGCGACCGGATCTATTTTATTGTCTGTTAACGCTTGTTTGAATGTGTTTCTGTCTATATAAACATCAGTAATAGGTCCATCAGTTGTATTTGCCATATGAGCAGCAACTGAATCTGAGAATTTGCTATATGCATCAGGTGACTTTTGTTTTAAACCCTGTTCCCCACCGGCGGTTTGCAGCTTCTCGAATTCGCTTTTCTGTTTATTTGCTTTGATATGTAATGCGGCATTTGCAATAGACTGAACTATGGCACCAACATACGCTCCAATCTCCCCCGCATCCTGTGCCTCTGCCCACTTTATTTTTGACTCTGGGTTTGTCATTGCTCCGGCCATGTCATGCAGAACATTCTCAGCGAGTTCTGTGATGCCTTCAACGCCAGCCCCAAGGCCAACAGTAATGGAATGATGAAGCCACTTATTAGATAACGCCAGGGTCTGTGGTGCCGATATAAAGAACTTTGTTGCAAGAGTGTTGGTAACTGCGGTAATAGCTGCGCCGGTTAATCTCTGTGCAGCCTTGTCTACCTCTGAAGCAGTCCTGGAAACTGGATCATTCTTTATCATCTCCTCCATGGCAGTTGCTCCCTGCCCCAACATCAATGAGAGTGATGTTACTTTAGCTGCCGGTGAAAGCAGCCACAGAGCAACTTGTCCACCAGCCTGGCCAACCCCTTCTGCCACCTGCTCGATTTTGTTCAAATTTCCGCTTGGCCTTAAATACTTTTTACTGAAATCTTCAATGCTTTGTCCAACTTCATATATTGGAGACCCTAATTTCAGATTCTTGTCCCCAGTTTGGAAGTAAGCCAGGTCGTTTATTATTGTTCCTGTACCCTTAATGCCACCGCCAAGAAGAGACCCAACAGCCCCAGATCCAACCGCTTTAATTGCCCTTGCTGATTGCTCAACAACGCTCAGTCCGTCAGCATCTGGATGTGCAATCTTAGCGAATTCCGGGTCAGCGAAAAGCTTCTTTAATGCCGGGTTCATCCCGTTATCAGCTATTTCTTTTATTCTTGATGCTCTTAGATCTTGATGAATTTTCTCTCTATTTCTAGCAACAATATCAGGCGGGAGACCAATCTCGCTCGATAACTTTTGATCTGCCGCAGCTACATCAGAGTTAGATTTGACAGCGTTGTCTATAGATACAGTTAGACTAGAGTTCTGTTCTGACTTTAATGAATCAAGTAATTCATATAATTGTTTGTTCGATGGCTGTGGCACGGAGAAATACCTATCGCCTCGCTTTTGTATATTAGATCCACGAGCATTCTCCGCCGCAATAGCCTTGTCCCATGTAGGATGAAGAGAACCTTTAAGCATTATGCTGCTGCCTTCTGGGAGTCCGTGAGTTGCCATCTCCTGTGTAGTAACGGGAGCGACAGAACCCCAGTGACCAGCATTTGGACCCGATGCGGCCGGACCCATACCGGAAGACATGGCCCTCTCGTAATCGTAATCCTGGCCATTTGGGTTGAATTTAGATGCTGGATTGGTTCCTGGAACAGTCATTTCCAGCTTCATTGGATCTGCCATATTTACTTTATCCCCGCTTGTAACATAGCTTTTTCTTGATTTTCTCGTGTCAATGGAATGCCCATTGCATTCATTTGATTAATGACCTGCTGCTGCTGCTTGCTGAGAGATGACAATGTAACTTCAGAAGAACCGAAGAATCTCCCCGGCCTTTCTATTTTATTTTTATTATCATCAACTATAACGCGGTCTATTATTTCCTGTATTTTATTTTCAGTCAGGCCATTCTTGGCTCCAATACTTACCTCTTCAGCCTTTATTTGTTTCTGTATTTGTAGTGTTATACTATATGCTTGCTCTTGCTGCTTTATGTTTCCAGCGCCCTTCTCCGGCAGAATTTTTGCATCCTTTAGTGAATAGGCTATTTGGTCTTGTGTCGAGACTATATTTGCCCCGCCTTTTGTGTCCGCACCCAGACCCACAGACCTTCTGGAAAGAATGGCAGCGTAATCTTCATTGGAAAGCCGTGATCTGAAATTATTATTAAAGTCGGAGTCGGAAATTTTAGCCAACTCTTTGGGGCTGGTAGTAACTAAAGTATTATAAATATCGGCATCGGTATTGAACCGCTTGCCATCCCTGTCGTACTTATTTAATTTACCCAATAGACCAGGTACTGACTGTATTGCTAGTTGCTGGGCTGCTGGCAAATCTCCAATCTTCATAAATGGATTGCTGTTTAATGCTTGATACGCGCCAGATTCTATATTCGCATGGTTATCAGATGTCCTCTGTTTGTATTCGGACTCCAATTTGTTTATTTGTTGCGATGTTGCGCGATACAGATTATCACTTATAGACTCGTTCTTTAACATACTGTCTAATTTATTCTGCTTATCAACAAAGCTTCCCGGTAGCGTATTAGATAGAACGACAGACTCTTTAGAAAGAGCGGCTACATCAACCAATTGGGTCATCTGGTTCATTGCTGTTTGGTCTATCTGCTTCTTGTTCGCCTCAAGATATCCCCTGGCAAGAGTAGTCTTCCCTTGGTTTACCCAATTGCCTACAATGTCTTGAGCAAGTTTAGTGTCTGCTTGCATGAGGGCATTCTTGTAAATTGGATTATTCTTGTCTATACCAAGATCAGCGAAGTGTTGCTCAAGATCCGCATTCCTTGAATTAGTGAGCGCCGTTACCTGTGCCGATGGCTCTCCATTCCTTGTTGCCGGGTTGTTGTAATGCTCTGACATGGCTGCGGCTATATCGTTATTTTTTGTTTGCTGGCCCGATACAAACACAGCCTCTTTATAGACTTTGCCTTGGGTGAAGGTATGGGAGTCCATAGTTTGATATGCGTGTTGAAGTCTAGCATTGGCTGCCCTAGAAACTAGACCTGCCTCTAATGGGTCTTTGACATTGCTTGATATGTAGTCCTTCACATATTTATTAACACCGGCTTTAGCTGACTCGCTTTGATCAACAGCAGACTTCCCTGATAGCGCAGTGAATCCAGTTTTAGGATCTGATATTCTCACCCTAATCTCGTCAGCGATTATATTGTCGTGATTTTTTGCATTGGTTTCTGCGCGGTCAAGCATGACCTGATCCATCATAATTTTAAGATGGGTGCCTGACGATACCATCTGCCTTCCAGACTCGACCATCTGTTCTGCTTGGAGGTTAGGATATGTCTTAACATCAACCCCTTCTCTGATCCCTGGGCTGACTACATTGAGTCCTTGCGTTAGTTCATATGGAACTTGTGGCATCTATATCACCTTAGTTTTGTGGCATGAACATACCGCCCATGTATCTCTTTGACATCTCAAGGTTGTACCATGCTGAAGCAACATTCCCGCCAGAAGACATAAGATTTGTACCGGCTTGGCTAAACGGACTTATTTGACTTGCTGCTGATCTTGCTCCGAATGCAGATACCCCGGCCATTGCAGCCTGTGCCTCGTAATTTTGAGCCTGAGTTCTGGCGGCCCATGCAGCCCGTACAGTATTTGAGTTTATGGTGAGAGCATCGGTCTGCTTCATCAACTCTAGAGATGCCAACTCTTCGGCATTAGATCCGGTTCCAATTTGTCCTCCACGAGCAGCTTGAGCGGCCCTTGCAGATCCTTTAACTTGCCCGGCCCTAAGAGTAAGTCTGCCAATATCCTGTTCACCAGCCCTCATTATCTGCTGGGCGGTGTCTTCCATGGCCCTGGCATTCAATGCTGACATTTGCTTCTGGTAGTCAAAGGTCATTGCCTGAGACTTCAGTTGATTCTTGGCTGACTTGGCCGCGTAGAATGTTCCGATGCCGCTCTGTATGGCACCCATGATAGCCATTCCAACGCCAACCTGGCCCATGGTACCCATGGACGAGCCGCTAGATGATGCCATTTTTGGAGCGGTTGCTGATGCCCCTCCTCCGGTCCATGCCTCAAGACCGAACCCAGAAGAGAAATTATTTCCTACTGAGGTGGTAAATGCGGCCGGGTTATAAACAATTGCGCCACTATTAGCTATTGCCGCCATTTTATTCCTCGCTTTTCTTGTATTGGAACATCAATAAACAATGATACGGATACTAACTTCCAACGGAAACTTCAAGAGTTAATCCGACTACGCTCAAAGGAAGCGGATCTGTTTGGCGAATATAAACCTGGCCACCATCTGCCCATGTCGGAGTGGTCATCACCAGAATTTCCTGAGACTTCAATGCCGGAGGAGAGCCATACGGCTCCGTAGTTCTTTGCTTCGCCTCAACAAGGTTATTCTCGTCCGGGCCTATGAACAATCCAGATGATTTGTAGACTCTGATCCAAGCCTTGTTTATATTCTTGAATCTCCCTTGGCCAAATGCACTGTCCATCTGAGAGGCCGCTGGGAGCGTTTGAAGATCTGCGGTGATAGGTAGACCTATGACGATGTACGAATACGCCCTGTCGAGCGTTATAGCCCCGCTGGCGACCGTTCTCTGTGGATGAACAGTCCCATCTGCCAGGATATTAACTATCTTCCCCTCAATATGGGATAGTCCGGTGATTATATTTCTAGCGAATGACCAGTCTGTGGTGGCCACGTTCCTTAAAGCGACCTCTAATACTTTATCAATTCTTGCCGTTGCTACGGTAGTTGATGAAGTTGAGGTAATTAAGAGATGGTATTCAGTAACTCCGTCCGCGCTATAGATAACTATCTCGTCCCCGACATCAGCTTGCGATGGGTAGTTAAATATTGCTGCTGATGATGTTATTGTTAAAGGTTCAGATGGACCCCACAAAGTACCGCCGGTTACTGTAACTGTGGTTGCAGAAGTATTTGTCCCGTCATATATCCCGCCGCAATCAACAAAGTATGCATTCTTCTGCTCTGGAAATATTCTTGGTTGCTGCTGCTCAATGTACCTTTTGGTCACGTTGTTGATAGTTCTTTTGACTATCACATAAAGAACATCATTCGTTCCTTCAGCAACTACCGTGCAACTCTCAAATGTTCCGTCAGTATCATGCCAGTGCCAGGCACCAATGCTTTGTTCTGGAATATATGTAAGGCCAAGAAGCTTTCCGGTGGAACTGACCATCCAGATTAACGGAAGCGGAGACTTTGAGTAGCACATATCGGTAACTGTGTATGTGTCAAATAGGTGAGCCGCTCTAATTGACAGATCTCCGGTAATGAATCCCTGCGCTTGCCAGTTATAACCGCACTCCCGTACATGGCCGCCCCTGGATGATGAGTATACCAAGGTGTTATTAATAACCACCGGCTGCACATTGCTCGACCCGACATAACTCTGAGGTCTAACGCTGATGGTCGATGGGGTGATTGCATCTGAATTGACCGATGTAACCCTCCATTCTGCGGCCGATGTTAGAAGCAGAAGCTGAGTGAGGGGGATAATGTGTCTAATCGTATTTGCTTCACGAGCGGCCACTCTAAATGCGATCCTATCATCATCCTTAATCGGGAGAGAGTAGGACATATCTGATTCGGTGCCGGACCTGGTCATCCAGATCTTCTGTGGCTCCAATATGGTCCCAGCGAAACACCTTCTCTGCTCGTAGTATGAAACTGCGGCCGGGTAGTTACCTGCTGAGTTGAATGCAGACTCATAGGTTGGAGGAGTTACCCCCAGGTCAGGAGCAATATTGTCATCAACAATTGAAAGGCCGCCAGTTTCTCCAATGTAACCATATATCCCACCCTGTAATTTGTATACTCTGTACCTAGTCGCGCCAGTAACTGCATCCCAGCTTATGAAATTAGTACACCCGGTCTCGAATAGATTCGATCTTATAAAGGCAAGCTTAACAGTTCCACCAGCAGCCCATGCTGGCATTGCAGTTGTGTTTACAGGTACACCAGCTTCAGTTTTTAATGTCAGAGTTGTAGCTAAAGGTACTGTGTTTACTAGGTAGAAGTTTCCGTTTAATGCTGTTGGGCCGGTAGTTATTCCAGATATGTACACCCGGTCATTAATAGCCAAGCCATGGGCCGCTGTTGTGATCACGCCTGGATTAGCAGCCGTAATGCCGGTGATATTAAATGAGTTGCCTAGTGCGTTTGTACTGGCAGCAGACTGGCTTATATTGTCAGATCCTACAGCAGTAACAACATAGTAAGCGTTGTACTTTCCTGGAGCAGTGAACCCGGTTGATGTAACTGTTGGATTTGCCGGTGCCAATATGGGTGGCGTGAAATTAATGGTTGGCAGTGTCCAGTTGGTTGCGCCATTCCTTCTCAACTCTCTTGGAGGATACGTTGGATGAACTAGAGTAATGATATCGGCAGACTGAACGTAGTGGATATCGAACAGATCCGCAGCGGCATATGGATTTGGAATCTCATAATAAACGCTAGGCAATGGATACCAGTAAGTTGCATTCGGAGGAGCGTTGCCGGTGGTCCCAAGGATGCAGTAATAGTTCGTACCGGCAGAACTTACCAACCCACCGACAACATATGCAGTTGCTCCGTTATATGCGGCCGGAGACCCCGCTAGTAGAGTCGCTCCCTGGGTATGGAATCTGAAGTATCCGGCACCCATCTCGATCACCATGGTTTGGTTGGTTGAGTATGTGAACGGTATTAAACGAGTTGCTACGTTTGAGTTCTTAACTTCATTTACAAAAGCAAATCCAGCCCTATTCTCAGCCGGTCCTTGTGGCCTGGCTATGAAGTTTCTGCACTTAGCCACCCCGCTCTGATACTTCCCGTCATCTATCCGGCCGAACATATCTGGAGACATCTCGCCACCAGAAAAAGATCCTTTAAATATCTTTATATTTGGCATCTTATCGTCCAGCAACCCATGAAACTATGTGACCAGGCTTGACTTGTCGGTCAATAGAATCAGATTCCTTCGCTTTCTGTAAATAGATGGCCATCATTTTGGCGCATCTTTCAGCTTCCGCTGCCCCGATATCACCTTTAATTATTGGACCGGCAAGCATTGATGCTAGGTGCCAGGCCAAAGTCATTGTGAACATGGCGGTGAATTTTGTGGTGTCAGTTACAGATACCGAGTATCTAAGAACCGCATTCTCTTGATTTGTAAGGATAATATCTGAACCATCATCAGCAGACTCTACCTGGTATGGCTGCGGAATGTATTGGCCGCCCTGCACTAAAGGAACATTGTTGGCCGTATACCCTAGCGTATCAACTGGGGAGTATATTGAACTGTAGTCTGAATTTGAATCTGGGGGAAGGATTGCGATACAACCAACCCAATTGTTTGGTACTGCGTATACATATTGCCACTGAGGAACTGTAATGTTCAGCAGGTTAAGAGTTGCTCTCCTGGTAGTGAATGCCCATGTATGCATTTCTATAAGAGTATCTCGCGCTATTGGGTAGAACCTTGCCGCGTGTTCTGACTGAGCAGATCCTTCGGGAGGGTACAAACTCGTTACGGTTGCGTTATCTCCAAGGTTTGCCAGAGCAAGATTAACAATATCAACTTCCGATGCCATAATTTCCCCTTAGAAAAAAAGGGGGAAAAGGTTTCCCGAATCCCCCTTATAAACACTAGAAACGCACCACAACTATTTCTTTTTTGTTTCCTTTACAACCTCTTCTTTAGCATCTTCCTCTACCAGTTGAAGATTAGAACCTGGCTTGGTATCGTATTCAACAATATCGCCTTCCTCACGGATTGCATTGTTGATATATGACTTCACTAGAACAAGGTATTTCTTAGTCATGGATAGTTCCCTTTAAATTATGTTACTGAAAATCCTGATGCGTAGAATTTCTTACCATCTTGGATGTCTGTAACCAGATCAGCGGTCACCGTGCCAGCACTGTATGTGCCAACGATGGTGTAACGCGTACCAAGGTACCGTTGCCCTAAACTTGCAAGAGCAGGGTTTACCCGTACAGCAACATTAGTACCAATCGGCAAGGATGCAGTGACGATTGCATCACTAGATCCGATAACGGTTGGTGAGGTCAATGCTGCTGCGGCTGAACTGATAACTTCAAATTTTACACTAGTACCACCAGCAGCAGCGGTGATCATAGCGAAGTTGAAGTATAGTTCCGAACCTTCACCCATATCCCGTGCTGTTACCAGGTCAATGGTGTTGGTACTAACTGCTGTGGTCGTTAATGCTTGCGCATCTGAAACCCGTAGAAGTGCATCTGTGATCATTTTAATTCTCCTCTGTTATCTAGATTAGGATACAACTGCTTCGGTGTTAAGCAACGAATCAACACGGCGCAGTGGAACTCCCAGGAAACTCAACCATGAATCAGGCTGACCAAATTGGGTTAGACCTTGTTCGATCTTCAGAACGTATTGGCTCTTGTCCATAGCAGCAAGTGCCAGGCCAGAGTGAACAGTACGGTTCATGTAGAAAGCTGCACGACCCATGCTCATGTTAGGGATGCGATACAGTGAACGAGCCATCAACTTAATCAACGCGGTTGCAGCGGTTGATGCTTGCGTACCAGCTTGACCAATAAGGTCGCTGACATCGATGTTAGGGATACGAACGACATAACGCCAATCCTTAACAACCAAGCCATTCTTCCACTGGTAACGGGTGGCCAATGCTTGCATACGGGTGCCATCTGAGTTGTAGACGGTCTGTTCGCCCAGATCTTCATGGACCAAACCAGCCTTAGAACCTTTAGGGAACGGGCAGTAAACAGTGTTGTCACCCCAAACTACCAGGTAAACAGAGGTATTGTCTGAACCAGAACCACCGGCACTCAGAATGTTCTGTGCGTTGCCGCCAGACAGACTTGAGTAACGTGATGCCAGGCCAAGGAACTGCTTTGGATCTGTACCAGGATTGCCGTAGAACAAGGTGGTTGCTTGGGTTTGGTTCATTGCTTCCAAGAACGCTTGATCTTCTGACAGACGGAATTGGCTGGTGTTGCCATTCAACATTGCCAAGTCTTTGTCTACTTCAGAACGGGCTTCCAGAATACCGCAAGCTTCATCCACTTGTGCTGTGGTTGATTTGCTGTTTGGAATACCTTGATTCAATGCTCTCCAATAGACGGTAGGCAGACCGGTACGGATAACAACACGCTCACCCGTTGGCAAGTTACCTTCCTTGAATACTGCATCTTCCAAGATCTCGTTGCTTTGTGATAACAGTTCTGCAACGACTGGTACATTCCCGGTAGGGTCCGTACGTTTAGCCCAATCCGCGAGGGTTAGGGCTGTGTTTGATAGTGTAGCCATTTTTAAATCTCCTTTTTAATGCTGTTGTTGAGTAGGATAAAGTGAAGCGGCATAATCAGCATTAGACTTCGCTGAGTTCTTACCACCTTGACCGCCACCGACAAACTTATCTTCACCAATTGCTTTACCGGCTCTATAGAAAAATCTGATTATCTCAGGGTGATTTCCAAGTCCCGATTCAT